CTTAGCTCAATAAGGCTTTTATAAGCCACTGCTTGCGTAATCTGTTAAAAAAAAACAGAATGTCCCGTCTTCCCTTAATCCAGCACTATATTAACGTAAATTTTAACAAAAAAGTTGCATAAAATGGAAAAAAATATTAAAAACATACAGGAATTTTTAGCCAATAAGCTGGTCCGCATACTCGCCAACCATTCTGTGAATTTTTTCAAAAAGTCTTTCATCAATCAAGGCTTCACCGACAAAGAACTCCAGAAATGGAAACCTTCTTTCAAAGCTGGTAAAAAAACTGCTTCAACAATTCTTGTACGCACGGGCAAACTCAAACGTTCAATTCGCATTCTGAATATATCGCCCTATTCTTACACTATTTCAGCAGGAAATCAAAAAATACCTTATGCAGCTATACACAACAATGGAGGAACAATTACTATTACTACCAAGATGCGAAAATACTTTTGGTATATGTATTCGGCAACAGGCAATGATATGTGGAAATTTCTTGCTATTACCAAAAAGAAAAACATTACAATACCTCAGCGGCAGTTTATAGGCGAATCGAAAACTCTAAATAAAGAACTTTTAAACATTATTGAAAACGAATTTAATAAACTTTTTAAATAAAATACTATGTTCAAAGAAATTTACATTGAATTATGTGAGGTAATAACAGAAAAGATGCCTCAAATAAAATGGATAGACCTGTGGACTAACCAAACCGACTATCTAGAACAAGAAATCCCTTTTCCTACACCTGCAATTTTCATTGAGTTCAATGCCAATTCATTTAGCAATGTTGGAAGGTTCTGTCAAGATATTGACCTCGCAATCACTTTTCATATTGTCGTAGAAAACAATGCAGAAACATTCTATGGCTCTTATAACCAACAGTCAGCACTTACTGTACTCGATTACATCAATGATTTACAAAAAAACTTACACGCTTGTTCTGGACAAAATTACTCCAAACTTTCACGTTCTGCATTACAACAACTCAGTTTCGACAATATTCAACATTTTTCTATAACCTACAATTCGATAGTAAGAGATTATTCGGCAGAACCAAATTATATAAATCAAATTTTACCAAACAATGATTTCAAAATTATTACCAATCAATAAAATTATCAAATTATGACACCTAACGATATTAGCTGGCAAGAACTTGTTACTATTATTCTTACTTTTTCTATGACTTTTTTGGGTTACAAATTCAAAGACCTTACCATTCGTCTACGTTCAAAACGTTTCAATCTTACAGACCATACTCTTTTTATTCAACTACTGAACACCATTTCTGAAGTCAATTCTTGGCGTGTGCCGCTTAATCGTGATGTCTTTAAAGATGCCCTTATAATCAAACTCGAAACTTGGTACAATACAGGAATTGAGCTGGCAAACGAAGTCTATAACAAACGGTTTTCTGATCTGGCAATCGAAAAAACTATTGCTCAATGGGCTACTAAAACTATCAACGAATACAACAAACTTTGGAAACAGGCTCAAATCCCAACGCCTATTGTGGCTCTCATAAACCATCGACACCAAAAAAAAGTTGACCTTTTTACATCAACCTTTGCTCGTATAGCCCACAACGACATTTACGTTACCGAAAAACACAAATTCATTGCTATTTTCGACACTCTCAACACACTGCTTGCCGAAACAAAAAACGATTTTCTCGAACTCATTTTTATGAAAGGTCTAAATGGCCATACTATTGGACAAAACTATAAAGGTGTACCTCTAAATGACCAAGAGTTCCAACAATGGCTACTAAAAAAATAATTATTATCACAATATTGATTTATGGCGGGGATAAAAAATAACTACATAAAAGAGCCTCTATTTTTAGAGGCTCTTTTTCTATTTTTTCTTATTTTGTTTATCTATCTTTTTCAGATTCTTATTTGTTTCTTTCAATTGTTTTTTAACTTTTTTTATATCTTCTTTTATTGGTAACTTTTCTGGTGGTATTCCACTCATTTTTATCATTGTCTCTCTTACCACTTTTCCCATTTCTTCGTGTGTTTTTTCCAAATTTTCTTGTCCAATTATCTTATGTTTTTTTATTCTTTCTTCTGTTTGTGTTATTCTAAATAAATTTGCTGCCAATTCTGTTGATCCCATAAAATCTAATACACTTCCTTCTTTTATTCCTTTTAGTTGTTTCAATTGACTCAAATTCATATTATACATCCCTCTATATCCTGCATTCTGAAACAAGGCATATCCTTCTGGACTTCCGCCTGCTTGTTTAAAAGTTGTTGATATACTTTTTTCGTGTTTTGAAATCTCTCCTCTTATATTGATTCTTTCTATCTTTTCTGTTTCATTCATATAATTCTGAATTACTCCTGCCAAACTCGCAAAATATGCTTGTGCTATTGATACTGGTTGTTTTTTTACATCTGCATTCATCACTATCAAATAACAAGCAAATCTCGACAATTTATAATCCTTTTCTTCCCTTCCTTCTATTTTTCTTACTACCTGAATGATATTTTCAAATATATCAATTCCTAAATTTGAAAAAACTGTTATTGCTTTATTTATCGCATTTTGCAATGATGTTAAATTTTTATAGTCCAACATATTACACAAATCACTTGCCCACCAATATGTAAAACCGTTCTCAATACTCTTTTCTTCAAATTTTTCTGGATTAAAATTATTATACAATTCCAATTGTTCTGCCATTTTTTTACAAAATTATTAAATAATAATTTAATTTACAAATAAATATCAAAAAAATGTAATAAAAAGAGCCTCTATTTTTAGAGGCTCTTTTATTAATTCTTTTGTCATTTTGCCTTTATTACATTATATGGATTAACTCCAAATTCTTTTTCTTGGTCAAGATGCCTAACTATAATACTATATACTACCTTCCGCCCCCAGTGAATACTTTCTTGTATACTGACACATATCATTTTTTCTTTTTTTTCTCCTTTTCTACCAATCATTGTTACAATAACCTTGTCTCCTTCTTCAAAGCCCAATTCTTCTTTTGTCAATGCCCTTAATCTTAAATCCCTCATCTATTATTTTTTTTATCAAAACTCTCACGTAGTTTTTCTTCCATTTTACTTGCCTCCTATCATTAGTTTATTAAACTCTATACGAAGCTGTTTGATTTGAGCTTGTTTTTCGAGTGCTTGAGCATAGTTTAACTTTATCCAGTTCTGTCCATAAAGCAAAATAAATAATTCAGGTCTTACTTTTTTGCGTAGTGCTACAGCACCACTTTTATCACTGTAACCAAGTTCACGGAGGGTTGCTTTATAGTTCACAAAAACATCATTGCCTACTACAAGAGTATTTAAACCACGCCATTGTATTTGTCGGTAATTCTGCTCTATCTGTATAAAATACTTACGAATCTTGCGACCTACCTCGTTACGTTCTACCATACACAACTCTTTTGCCATGTCAATAGTTAAGAGATAGTCTATTGATACATTTAAGTGTTTTTTTTGAGATTCTGTAAGTTGCTGATTTTCTAGGTACTGTTTTTTGAGTAAGACAAAATAATCAGTATTTTCACTAAAAGCATATTCATCAATACGAATATTAATCCAATCATTAAAACGTGTTTTTACTTTTAAAACCTGATGCAATTCTCTGGCATCTACTAACCTTTTACCGCTTTGTTCGGTAATTTTTACTAATTCATTCATATTCTTTTGTTTTTCAGAACGCCACTACGTGCGGCAATATTTTTTCGTTATAACTAACTTTTTTTACTCTTAAAATCTATAAAAAAAGCTATCACTCCAAACATACAGAACTTAAAAAAAACTTCTGTTTGTACTCTTCCTAAGTTTTCGAGCCTAAAATCTTGCAACTCCAATCCATAGCGGTCTATACTTGCCGACAACATCAACACTATTGCCAACGTAAAGACCGCTGCCACTATGTTTTTCCAATTTGCATTCATTTTTTTACTTGTTTTTGTTTGTTTTTTTCAAATTGTCTTGCTGTTACATACAAGGCTTGTCTTTTCATTGCTTCTAAGTCATATCCTTTCGGCTTATTTTTTCTATTATATTCCAAAAATTTTCTCATCTTGCTTACACTAAATATCTCAAGTCTGCCTCCTACATTTAGTATATAATAAGTTCTTCCACTTTCATAAGCCATTTTTTCCGATAGTTCTATTGCCCTTTTAAACTTATAGTATGCCATCAGTTTTCTTATTTGCTCAATTATTTTCATTTTCTTTCTTTTTTAAAATGTTATACACTGTTATTTTACTCAAAAAAAATTCTTCTGCTATTTTTTTTACTATATATTCATTCTTCCAATGTTTGTATTTTTTTGAATACTCTGCATATCTTCTTTTTATTGCTTTTATTTTTAATTGATACTTCTCTTTATT